GTTTAACAATACAGATATTATTTTTACAACAAGTAGTTCTGCTACAAGTCAAAAAGTAATTGATATGGCTGACGGATTAGACGGATTACATATTAAAAGTAATTTAATTGGTTCAAATGTAGCAACAACTGCTAATGATACTGGGTCTGGTGAATTATTAGTTGTTCCTATAGATTTACAACCATATAATATTTTATATTATGACGAAGGTGCTGAACCTTTCAAACATAAAATTAGTCAAAGTTCTATAAAACGAATTGAAATAAAAATTACTGATAGTCGTGATAATACCGTTGATTTTAATGGATTACCATATACTTTTATTTTATTAGCAGAATTTATTTTCAATCCCAGTTCTACTTTAACGGTTATGAATAAATCAATAGATAGTGAAGAAGCACTATTAGCACGAATTGCTACTAATAACGAATTAGCAGATAAAATACTAAAAAAAATAAATAATAATAATATAAATGAAGATAGTGGAAAGACAAAATAATATAAAAGTAAATGGAACTAAATTCAAAACTGGTGATAGACCAAAGAATTTAGAACCTTTCTTAAACTTTGTTAATTGTTCTGCTATTATTGGATTACCAGCAAGTGGAAAATCAAGTTTAATAAAAACTTTACTTTATGGAACTAAAGAAAGTAATTTATATAACAATGTATTTAATAGTGTATATTATATTAGTCCAAGTTTAACTATGGATTTAAAATTACCTGAAGAAAAAATTATTAGTCTTGGTGATAATGACGATTTAGCTGGAATAATTCAAGAAATTATTGATACAGAAAAAGACGAAGGTGAAGAAGACGACCCCCATAGAGTAGCAATTTTTCTTGACGACGCTGTAGCTTGGATTAACAGTGATAAGGCAAGTTCCAGAATTTTCAAAAAAATTTGTTTCAATGGTAGGCATATTTTAGGCAAATATAGTTCCTTACAGACTTTTATAGTTTCACAGAAAATTCGAAGTATTCCAATTCAAATTCGGTCGCAACTTAATCAAATATGGTTTTTCGACAGCACCCAAAAAGAAAAAGAAGTATTCGCAGAAGAATTTTTACCAGTAGATTTAAAAGAAGCTGATATGTTATATGACTATGTATTTGACGAACCACATAATTTTATGTTTGTGAATTTACAACTTCCTAAAAAAAAAAGAATATTTAAAAACTTTAATAATTTAGAAATAATTTAAAATTGATATTATAAATCTAAAAATAAAATCTAATATAAATATATAATGAATTTAGAAGAAATCATAAAAAAAAACAAACCAAACGCCAGTCCAACAAGTATTAAAACTTATATTGCTAATCTTGCTATATTACATAATTTAATAGAAGGTAATAAGGATATTAAAAATTTAAACTTTTTAAAAGATTATAATAAAGTTATGGATATTTTAAAAGAAAAAGCTAAATCTACTTTAAAAAATTATTTAGTTGCGATTGTTGTTGCTATTCAAAAAGATAAAGATTTTGAAAATGTTTTAGAAAAATATAATTCTAAAATTAAAGAATTACAAGGTGATATAGTTGATAATTATGAAGACCAAGAAAAATCTAAAACGCAAAGTGATAATTGGATAGAATATAGTGAAATATTAAAACTTTTAAAACAATTAAAAAAAGATACAAAGCCATATTTAGAAGCTGACCCAAATAAATTAACTAATAAACAAAAAATATTAATTCAACAATATTTACTTTTATATTTATATTCAGGTGTAGCATTCCCAGTTATTAGAAACGATTTTGCTGAAATGAAAGTATTTACAAAAGATACTAAAACTGACCCAGATAAAAATTATTTAATATTTACAAAACAACCATACTTTAAATTAAATGAATATAAAACAAAAAAGTATAATGGGGAACAAATTATTAAATTTAGTGATAGGGTATTAAAAAAATTAATCAAAGATTGGTTAGATATTACTAATAGTGATTACTTATTAATCAATGTTAAAGACGGAACACCTATGAGTGCTAATGGTATAACAAAAAATTTAAATAGTTTATTTGAAAATTATAAAAATAAAAAAGTATCTACAAGTTTATTAAGAAGTATTTATATTAGTCATAAATATAACGATACAAATATGTCTTTGAAAGAAAAACAAAAGTTAGGAAAGGAAATGCTACATAGTGCTAAAACAGCAGATTTAGTATATAATAAAATAGATTAAAATATTTTAATAATATATATGTATAGTGAAATTACTAAATTAATAGAACCAATACAAAGTAAAAGTATGGTTCAATTTAAAATAGGTAATAGAAATAAAAAAGCAGATAAAGGTATTAAATCAAGTATGTATCAAAACTTGAAAGGAATTAAAAGTAATAAAATTCCAATTATAAATAATATTAATCTAAAAAAATTTATATCATAAAGTATAAATGTTATACGCTTGGTTTTATCCAGACGAAGTTTGTTTCGCTAAAACTCAATTAGACTTTTACAAATCTAAAAAAAAACATATTGAAGAAGATAAAAGTATAAACGATAATACAAAATTATTAAAATTAAAAAGAATTAATTTAGTGATAGATTGTATAACTTATAGTTATGGACTTTTATAATTTTTTTATTTTATAAATTATATATGAAACTAAAAGTAAAAAAAATATATTTAAAAGAAAAACCTAAAAAGGTTAAGTTGAATAGTAAAGTTGAAAAAAAACATAAAGAAAAAACAGATTTAATTGAAAACGAATTAAAACCTCGTGAAATACCTACAAGATTTTTAAATTAAAAAAAAATATTATATAAAAGTATATGATTAGAAAGTGTGTAATTAGTGGAAATGATTTTGTTAGTAAAAACGGTGAAGAAGTGAGTGATTTATATTTACAAGCTTATAATTTAGGATTTGAAAAAGGCAAAAAGTCTGTTGAAACAACCACAGCAGAAGCAGAAACAGAAACAGAAACAGAAACAGACAAAATGTAAAAGTATTTTTTGTATTTATATAAATTTTTTTTTTATAAACTTATGTGAATGACTTAAAAAGATTATAGTATTAATATATATATATGTATATTTACGGTATTATATACAAAATAGTGTATAAATATAATACTAACTTGTGTTATATAGGGTCTTCTTTTAAAAGTTTAGAAGAACGAATGAAAAAACATAAACACCAATATAAATACTTTAAACAAGGAATATATAATTCACATTATAGAATATATGATTTATTTGATAAATATGGAACAGAAGACTTTATGATTTTTGAATTAAGAAAATACAAAATTCATAATATAGATAAAGATAGTAATAGAATACAATTAATAGCATACGAACAATTATGGATTAATAAAGAAAGATATAATAAAACTAATTTATTAAATATTACACCTTGTTATAATCCAATTAGAAAACAATATAATAATATTCCTATAAAGTGTATTATTTGTAATAAATTGGTAAAATATCAAAATTATAATCAACATTTAAAAAGTTTATATTGTAAGAAAATATATAATGAAACCCACAATCAAGAAGAAGAAGAAGAAAATAACTCATAAATATATTTTACAAGAAATAGAATACGCTAATATTATATTAGACGAAATAGATAAAACGAATGGTTGTAATCCCGAAGTTAAAAAAAAAGCCAAATTAGCATATTACAAAGCTGAAATAGAACCATTAATAATTGTTTATAAAACAAAATAATCTAATACTAATATATATGAATAGGAAAGAAAAAAAGAAAATTAATCCCGCAAAGTGTTTTTTCAAAACAACAAGAATGGGTGTCCCCTATAAATATTGTCTAACAAACGATATGGATTATGCTAAATATAATAGATTAACTTTAAAAAGAAATCAAGATAAATTAATTAAAGCAGAAAAACAATTAGATAATCAAGAAGATATAGTAAAAGATTTAAAAGAAGAAATTAGAAGAAATAAAAGTAAATTAGCACAAGATAAAAGAAGAAAAAAAGAACCTGAAAAATTAGATAGTATGATTGACGAAGCAGAAGAATTAAATGATTTAGTTGGTTTATTTAATGACGAATTAAAAGATTTAGATAAAGATAAAAA